CCTATCCCACCTGCCCATTTTGAGATTTGTCCAATCTCTTTCCATTTTTCTAAAATAATTTCCATGTCATCCTCAATGCCCAATAAGAAACATGATGACATCTGTGGTTTATTAGTTCCAGCATTGAAAAGAGTAGGTGTGGCATGAATAAAATACCTTTCAGACATCAAATTATATGTTTCAATGGCATCAGTAATGTTATTATAATGTATTCCTAGGGCAACCCTCATCATTAGATGTTGAGGTCTTTCAATGATCTGTCTTTTGCCATTAACATTGGCTTTGAGTAAATAAGATCTTTCCAATGTTCTGATGCCAAAATAGTCAAAACAATAATCTCTGTCCATGCAAATAGCTTCCTGAATGCGTCTCTTATGTTTTGCTACAAGTTTGTATAATTTTAGAGAAATCAATGGATGATGAACACCCTGTTTATCTTTATTATAATACAAAATTTCACACACATCTGAAAATGATTCAACTGTGACATTATGTAATCTATCAACACATATTTTAGCTGCTAATACATTGTAATCAGGATGATAACTGGTTTTAGCAACACATATATCAGCAACATAATTGTAAAACTCGCTCATTGTCATTTTGGGAGGCACACTGAGTTGGATTTGTTTGCCCAGTTCAGTCATATTGACCCATTTAGAATCGACAATATGTGCATATTTTGACAGAAATGTGGTGATGTATTCACTAGTAATATCGATGGATTCACTCATAATGGAATTTTTGATTATGTTTTAGTATCAGAATATTTCTTTATCCAACCATGATTAGATTCAAATTTTTTTGATAAAATTCTATATGTTTTTGGGGGTATTATTGTCACTAAAGTTAACAAGCTCCTATATTTTACTATATTATATCAAAAAGGTAAACCTGCATTTTTTGTCATATAGGCAATTATTATTAGATTTTTAATGATAATTCATTCTGATGATAGATCATGATAACTACTATTACTGTTATTATACTCTAGATGATATAAACATGCACATATTTGATGTTCAAATGAGATATTTTATTTGGGTGCAGTAAATACAGGATATTAAATTTAAAACATTATGTAAATTACCTTATGACATTTTAATTTATATATTTTTTATCATCATTAAAATGCTCCCAAATGCAAGAAAATAGTGTTTTGAATATCTATCAGTATCATGTTTGTATCATTTGGGAAGCATTTCAATACTATTAACATGGTCACAATAGATATTCAAAACACTATTTTCTTGCATTTGGGAGCATTTTAAATGAATATTTTGGTAACCCTAGGTGTATATCTAGAGCATGTTTGGAACCAAGTGCAACCCTGCAATTGAGCCTCAAAATGAAAGTATGATCTAATTAGATCATAAAATTGAAATAGGTGTCATGATCATTTGCATCATAAGATGCAAAACCAATAAATATAATCAATTTACAGATCATTTTAGATCTAATTATAAAACCTAAAATGGTGTTTTATGATGCAAAATAGGTAAAAAAATACATATATGGTCACACATATTTCACAAACTTTCCCCCGCGTAGGGAAGTTTTACACACAAGAATCCTGTGTGTAAAAATTCATAATGTCGCATTAGATTGCACAACTCACTTCACATGGTCACACAAAAAGTAATACTGCTAACAAAAAGGAAAAATAATATGTTTTTCAAAACCTCTCTCTAATCGGCCTCATTTTGAAAAATCTGAAAAAAATGGTTTTTAAAAAAGTCATAAGGCAAATTTTACTCCTTGGCTACAACTGGCTACATCTGGCTACAAAAAAGGAGTAAAAAGGAGTAACCAAAAAGGAATGAGGTTAAGATATAATAAAAAATTTAATTTTTATTATATAATTATATAGTAGCTATGACCCATTTTTGCGAGTATTGCGAGTACACGACTGACACACTTTTTAATCTTCAAAGACATCAAAAAACAAGAAAACATTTTCAAAACATGATGCAAAATGATTACTCCTTTTTTAATGTAGCCAGATGTAGCCAGGAGAAGCCACAAACTGCACAAAATAGAGGTGAAAAGGCGGCACATAAAAATGAAAAAGTATGTGCTCCCACAAGAATATTTAAAACACAAAAAAACAAAAAAGAACTAGATGTAAAAATAAGTGATACAGAGTCTACATTAAAATGTAAATATTGTGATATGACTTTTGCACATAGAACAAGTTTATACAAACATGAAAAATTTAGGTGTTCTTATAATGTGAGTAAAGAAATAAACTCTGAAAATGAAAAATTAAAACAACAATTAGAACAAATGACAAATAATTATATTGCCCAGCTTCAAAAAGAAAATGAGCAATTACATAAAATAATAGAAACATCACAAGAGACACACAAGGTGTCAACAACAACATTAGATAAATCTGTTGATGCACTAACTTATTTAACCCAAAATAGAAAGAAGGCACCTGTATTACAACAATTGACACAAGAAAAAGCAAAAGAGATGTTGCTTTATGAGAAAAGGTTATATGATTATCTTTTGTATCATAATGATGAAGGTACACTAGATCATTACATAGGTGACATTATTTTAAAGTACATTAAAAAAGATGATCCAGATTACCAGTCAGTATGGAGTACAGATCTTGCCAGATTAACTTATTTAGTTAGAAATTTAGTTGAAGATGAACAGGTATGGCAAAGAGATGCTAAAGCTGTTATGTTCACAAAATGTGTTATTATGCCTATTATTAATTATTTGAAAACCTATTTATGCAACTGTTTAGCAAATAAAGATGATTCAGATGATGATTCTGAGTCTGACAATGATTCAGATAATGACACAGATAATAAAACAGATGATACAGCAAAAGATACAGATAGTGATAAAACACGGAGTGGTGAAAAAAGGGATAATAGCATGTATCGCACAAGGGATATTATTGGCACCATGCAAACTATTAGAAGTAAAAAGTTTAAAAATGATTTATTGACATACATTGGATCTCATGTTCCCTTGCAAAAAATAGAATCTAAGAAGAAAAATAAGAATTAAGATAATAAAATTTGATATTTTAAGTTGTTCTAGAATAATCATATAAAAATTCCCTAACATATACTATCCATACTATAGATGAGCACTACACCAGATGTCATAAGTGAACCATTAACAATGGAAGAAAACCTTAGATTTACTATCAAGCCATTAGCCAAAGAATATGAAATTTTTTGGAAATTGTATAAGAAACAACAAGATTGTTATTGGAGGGCAGAAGAAATCAATTTCTCAAAGGATTCACAGGATTATGATACATTAACACCAGATGAACAATATTTTATAAAAATGGTCCTTGCATTTTTTGCTGCAAGTGATGGAATTGTTAATTTCAATTTGAGAACAAGATTTTTGAAAGAGTTTGCAATAACAGAGGTTCAAGTGTGTTATGGATGGCAACTAATGATGGAAAACATTCATGGGGAAATATATTCTGACATGTTGATCAATATTATTAAGGATTCTGCAGAAAGAACACATTTATTCAATGCAATCAAGGAAATACCTGCAGTTAAAACAATGGCTGATTGGGCATTTAAATGGATACAAAGTGATGCCAGCATAGGTCAAAGAATAATAGCATTTGCAATTGTTGAAGGGATATTTTTTAGTGGGGCATTTGCAGCAATTTTTTGGTTAAAGAAGCAGAGAGGTAATGGTGGTCTATTTATGGAAGGACTAATTAAATCAAATAGATTTATTAGTAGGGATGAAGGATTACATTGTTGTTTTGCCTGTGTACTTTATTCATGTATTAAAACAAGGGTGCCAGTGGAAACAGTTGTTGATATGTTTAGAGATGCAGTTGCAATTAGTCAAAAATTTATGACTGATTCAATTAAATGTCAAATGATTGGTATGAGTGCTGAACATATGAATCAATACATTGAATATGTTGCTGATAGAATGCTAGTTTATCTTAATTATGAAAAAATTTACAATGGTGGCAATCCATTTGATTTCATGGAAACTATTGGACTTTTAAGTAAGGATAATTTCTTTGAAACCAGACCAGATGGGTATCAAACGGCACACAATGAGGACAATAGGGCAGATTGGAAATTTACAATAGAAGAGGATTTCTAAAATATGGTGTTTTATGGGTGTGATTCATAATGCTTTTTTTATGGTTATAAATATATTAACAAATGTCATATTTATCAGATAATTTTACCCTAATTGACAAAATAGGTTCAGGTACATTTGGTGAAATATACATGGCTGAAAACAATAATAAGAAATTATATGCTGTAAAAGTTGAGGAAAAAAAACCATCTTCCAGATTGTTGGAAGAATATACAACATATAAAAAACTAAAGAAAAATGGTGTTACAAAGGGTGTGCCAAAAATATATAGCTTCATTGAAACCCCACAGTTTAATATTTTAACTATGGAACTTTTGGGAAAAAGTCTTGATGATGTTTTTGTTGATAATGATAAGTTATTTGATTTAGGAACTGTATTAAAGCTGGGAATTGAAATTGTATCATTACTTGAAAATATACACAATGCTGGATTTATTCACAGAGATATCAAACCTAATAACTTTATGATTGGTTACAAAAGTAAAAAAGCAAAATTATATATTATTGATTTTGGTTTATCAAAACAATTTATCAATAAAAAACATCATATTGACATCAGAATGGAAAGATCATTAGTAGGAACAGCAAGATACACAAGTACAAATATTCATATGGGTATAGAACCATCCAGAAGAGATGATTTAGAGGCTGTTGGGTATATGTTGGTTTATTTTCTAAAAGGTAGTTTACCATGGCAAGGATTAAAAAAAAAAGAGAAAACAGATCAAATTCAATTAATTGGTGAAGTAAAAATGTGTACTAGTGTTGAAAAATTAACAGATGGATTACCTGAATGTTTTGCAGAATACATTAGGTATTGTAAAAAACTAAATTTTGATGAAAAACCAAACTATGATTACTTAAAAAAAATATTTACAGAGACGGCAGAAGAAAATAAAATTAAGTTAGTTTATTGTTGGGAGAATAATTGATTTCCATAATCCACAATTTGATATCTTGTTTTTCCATGGCATAATCATAGCCCAATGCAGAAGAATTTATAATATATTCATATGATGATGTTGTTATTATCACATGTTTAACATTTTTGATATTTTGCATTGATGTAAAATATTTTGGCTGAGTGAAAATAATGGTTGATACTAAATCTTTTGTTGGTTTTTTATTGGTGATGTTACAAATTTTGTGGTCTGATGTCTTATTTAAATGTGCACTATATTGTATAATACTATCCTTATTATCAACATAAATAATTATGTTTTCATCTTTCTGATTTATCTGACCTAATAAATCAAATAATTTTGTAAATTTACTTGATATCATTTTTGGAATTACAATATTTTTTGCTATGAAATTTTGTCTACAAATAGGACAATTACTTTTATGCATACACACATTTGAAATACATTCTGCACACATAACATGTCCACAAGGTATGTATGCTTTAAATGTTGATTCAGTAAATTTATGTTGACATATAACACATATTGCACTATCATATACTAAAGAGGGTATTGTTTTTTTATGGCTTATTTGTTCCAAAAATAATAGATTATCAGACAGACCACCATTAATATGAATAGTTTTCATGATTTGTGATTCACATTTTGTCAAATCATATTTCACTCTTTCAATTGTGATTGGACTTTTTTTTTCTATTTTATCATGTGTATTATGTTTTCCAGACAATACAATTGGAACCTTATTTTCACATTGGTTAGATGAACTTGTTTTATTCCAGACCAAACATTTGACAATTTGGTCAAATGATGGTTTCAATGTGGATCTTTGTGATATTACAATCCAAATACTTTGTGGACTTGTTAATTTTTTTGTAAAAATAGTATCTAGTAGTGAATTCATCATTTGGTCACAGGGGTGATAAATAATTAATCTTTTATTTATCAAACCATTTTTATTAATTGTTTTGAAATCTCCAATTGATGCAAATATTGTATTTGTCATACTTTTATTTTTGAACAAATCATCATTAACAATATATGTCATTACATCAGTACTCTCTTTGTCTAACATTTGACTAAAACTATTATTTTTTTCCCAAATTATACCACCTAATAATTTATGTTTATGCTTTACTGTTTTTGCTTGCAGTGTGTCATAAAATGTATTATTGTCAATTGAATAATAATTGTCATCCAATAATGAAACAGTATTATCTGAAAGTGTAAATAGCATCTTTTTTTTATTCTCTATTTCAATAGCTTTCAGATAATCATATGTTGCCATTAAATAATGATTATCTGTTTTTATTTCACTTGTGACAGCATTCCAAAAACTTGTCTCAGATGACTTTAGTTGATAATTATAAACTGTTTGCATAATATTGGCCAGTCTTCTTCCTGAATAAGTATAAGACATCAGTTTAGTAATATCAATCAGAATACTAACAATTTTATCTTTAACAACATAATCAATTCCTTTACATTTATTCAGAATAGAACAAAAGTTTTCACCCTGAATAATAAACCTGTCATTCTCTGATCTGTGTATAAAATTATTAATCTGTGTACAATCACATACAATAGCATTCATTACAGACATGTCTCCTTACTATGAATCTATAATATTGCAAATTATCTTTTTATTTAAACCATAATACTGTGACATTATTAAACAAAATAATATATTGATAAAGTTTATAATGTCATATAATTCTAATCTAATAGGTCTGAAAGGAACATTTGATGCATCCAGTAAGCCTGATCTTATTAGTACCAAAACATTAAAACAACTTAATAAAACATGTCAAATTGGTGGAACACATGCACCAGAATGGAGTTCAAATATGAATGATTTTTATTTGACATATATTCAACCCAACATGTTTCCCATCATTGTATTTGGACTCATTATCCTTTTTTTATCAATTAAATATATATTAAAACAGGAAAGAAAAAAGGTAAAACCCAGCAAAAAACATAAAAAAATAAAAAAAAAACATAATAGACATGTTATATCATATGGTGATGATGATATGATAGATCAAGAAGATGTTTATGAGTTGCCATCAATAATATCTGATCATTATGATGAACAAAGTAATCTGTCACAACTTAATAAGTATTATGATACTCTGAAAAATACAGGTGAAATGAGTGACATTATGTTAAATGAGGCCAAAGAAAAAGATTTAGCTAAATTAACATTTGATGAATTAACAAGAGTGGTTTTTGGACAGACTTAATGCAAATATTATATTGGTATTTCATATAGATCAAATGGATTCTGAAAAGAAAATTGATATGTTGCTTCAAGAAAAATTAAATTTGTATGAAACATTGATTGGTTTATTAGGACAACAAATAATTGAACAAATAAAGAAGACACCTAATCCAAAAGATTTAATTAATGGTGGAAAAATTAGAATGGAAACTGAAGATTATATTATGGAAGGAGGCTATGAACACAAACAATATAATTTACAGCAAGAATTAAACAGAATAAAAAATAAATTTCACATAGGATTAGAAGATGCAATTAAAGATAGTTTTTCAAGAATGCAAAATATTTAAGCAGCCATCAATAAAACTGTGTTTCCACAACTCATCATGCCTGATAATACTCTGACTAAAACTAATAATGCCACAGATTGAGTCAAATTAATTTGACCCAGATTAGATACATGGGGAATTGAATAATTCCATGCTGTCATTGTCACTACACCCACAAATAGAAGCATCACAATAACAACTAATAATGACATCAAAAAGTTTGAGATTGATAATTCTTCCTCTTTTTTTAAGACTGGTTTTTGTTCCATGATTATATATTCACTATAGATTTTTATTTATCCATCTACTTGTTTTTGTTTTTTGTGTGTAAATAAGTATAGAGATGGAAATACTTCCACAATATTTTTTATTATCTATGTTGATAGCTTATATTATATTATATTTGACATATCCAAACCCACAAATTATTTTAAAATATCCAACAATTGACAATGATGTGTCTGATACATATATTGATGCAAACAATGTGTGTTATAAATATCATAAAAAACAAATTCCCTGTAAAACAAAAAGATAGAATATATTATAGTACATGGTTTCAGACCAAAAACGTGATGAAAAAATAGCACAATTAATATCAACATTAATTGGAATAATATCAATTTATTCATATTTTTTGACATATAATAAGAATAATAAGTATAATAATCCATATGCAACATTAATATTTACGTGTATATATTTTGTAATTTGTCATCCATTAGTAACCTACTTTTTGTACAGTAGAATATATGGAAATGCTGATACAGATATAGAGTTAGTTGATATATCTATAAATACTATAACACACTATGTTTTTGTATTGGTTTTAGTTTATTTAATATTGCGCCGCACACCCGCAGTTGAATACTATGGCTATTTGATCAATAAAATAAAACAATATGTACCATTGTAATAATAAATATCTTGGAATAATATAAAATGGAAATGACACAAGAATATATGT